AACATCTCTACATTTACGCCGACTGGTACCCTGTTCTATGGATCATATAACCGCACTGTGACACAGACCTACCAGATCACGGGCACAAACCTAGCGGACACCATAGCGATCGTAGTACGCCACACTGACGCGATAGATGACAGCACACAGATAAAACTCAATGGCACCTTGTACGCGATTCAGTCCATTGCCTATGATGATGATCCTAATGCGTTCGATGTTGTGACACTCAAGAAGACAACCAAAGGAGCTTAG